GTGAAAGAAAAAGAGACAGAGATTCAAAAAGGTAGGGTGAAAACGCGTTTTCCGGGGGTGTATTCCCGTATGTCCACGAAACGCCGATACGCAGGCCGACCAGATGTCGCATTTGATATTGTGTACTCCCTTGGGCGCTCCAAGAAGTGGGAAATGGTCGGCTGGAAGAGCGAAGGCGTGAATGCACAGTATGCTTCAAAGCTTCGTTCCGAGCGGGTGCTGGAGATCCGACAGAAAGGCTCCATTGCCTCGCTGAGAAGCCTGACGCTGGACGACGCTTTCGAGACCTATCGGGCAAATCATCTTGTTACGACGAAAAGTGAAGCCCGGATTGTGAGCATGTACAAGGCAAGCGTTCAAAAGACGTTTGGGGGGCGCAAGCTTCACCAGATCACAACCTTTGATCTCCAGCGTTTTGCTACCTCGCTCACGGGCAAGCGTGCTCCGGCGACTATTCGCCATTATTTAAGCATCATCCGAAGCGTCTATAACAAGATGATCGTCTGGGGGCTGTATGCGGGCAAGGTTCCAACCTATGGCGTTGTTGTTCCTTATATAGATAATGAACGCGACAGGTTTCTCTCACGCGAAGAGGCAAAGGTTCTTTTGGATGAGCTGCGGAGTCGGAGTGAAGACACGTACCGCGTCGCGCTGCTCTCGCTGAATACTGGAATGCGTGCAGGGGAAATATTTAAGCTGAAGGGCGAGGACGTCGACCTTGAGGACTGGACAATTCGCATCCGGGACCCCAAGAACCGGAAGTCTCGGATTGCGTATATGTCGGATGCGGTGAAAGCGATGCTTGAAAAGCTGGAACTGCGCAGAGGACGCTATGTGTTTCCGGCCCGTGGTGGCGGAAAACGGGTCTGGGTTCCTGCAACCTTTGACAGGGCAGTTGAGCACCTTGGGCTGAACCGGGGAGTGAAGGACGCGCGGGATCGGATTGTCTTTCATTCGCTGCGGCATACCTTCGCGGCGTGGCTCGCATCGGAAGGCGTCCCGCTGTATACGATCTCCAAGCTGCTCGGCCACTCAACGATCAAGATGACAGAGCGCTACGCAAAGTTGATGCCCAAGGCAAAAAAGGAAGCCATTGATCTTTTGAATAACGTGGTGTCACTGGAGTAGACAGCAAAAAGCCCCGTGATGAGCGGGGCTTTTTGCTTATCTATTGTACACTTTGACTTGGCACTGCCGAATAAAAGCGACAATCCCTTCGTGCGAGTACAGGCAGGCCGCACCTATTTTATAATACTCTGGCGGTTCTCCGCTGTTTCTTCGGCGACTCAGCGTGTTAGCCCGGATGCCATACAGCTCAAAGACTTCGCTCGCTGTGAGCATCTTTTTCCGTGAAAGCTCTTCAAGCCGAGCAGGTCGGGAGAAGCTCTTTTCAATGGCTTTGGTCATGATTTTGGAGAGGCGAGTGGTATTGATGTTCGCCTGATTCTCTTGATCAAAGTGGTCCTGAATAAGCTTTTCGAGCTTCTCTGCGTGGAGAAACGCGTCGCTTATAGCCTGCTTAATATCCTCATTCCCGTGTATCTTCATGTTCGTTCCTCGTGGTGCTGGCGTCCTGGCATTCGGTTTCACACGTGGTGAACCTGTATCCACATTCCTTGCAGATCCGCCTGCGAACTATCTTGTATTCATTCGTCTTTGTGCGGCGAACAAACGTCACTCCCTCGCATTCTGGGCAAGCAAACATGTTTGACCTCGTGGCTATCCGTGAAGGTGTTTCTAACCAAAGATTCGAATATGCTCTTCGGTGCGCATTTTTTTGTGTGAAACAAGCCATTCAAAGGTCTTTGCCTACTTGCCGGGCGTACCGCGGACTTTTGGCTACGGCCTAGGTTCAGCCTGTTTGATGAAGAAATGTTTTCAAAGAAAAACACAATGGTCAAGCAAAAGTTAATTTAAAGCAACAAAAGGGCAAAAAATAAAGCCCTCTAGGGCAGGGCTTTTTTTAGGCTATATATAGATTTCGGGGAAGGGGGCCAAGTATAGAATGGACGTAAAAATGAAGTGCAAAAAAGCAACAGAGTTGATTTCAATCTGTTCTTTTATTTCTCCCTCTAGTCCCCCTGTTTAGTTTTAACTGTCAGATTTTTTAGCGATATCCTCTTTTTCTTCCTTCGTAAGCTCTAATGCTCGTTCGATAACTTGCGAAGGCTCAACTCCAATCGCTTTGCAAATGTTTATAAACTCACCTACGTGCATCTTGCATTCTCCGGTAAGCATGGCGTGCACTTTTACAGAATCGAGTTCGTCCCCAAATGCTTGCCGTGCGATTGTGTCTATTTTTTTACCCAAGACATCGGCGGTAGCCTTTAGAGTGCTTGCGATATTCTTCTCATTAGCATCAAGCTGGGCAGCCATTTTTTCCGGCAATTCCTCAAGGTCGACACTAAAGACCTCGGCGAGCGGTATTTGTAGCTTGTCGAGGTAATGAATCATATTTCGGAAGGAGATTCTGTCTCCTCCTTGGCCATAATCCATCCACTGCTTGATCGTTGCCCTGTTTACTTTGAGCAGACGACCAAGAGCAGCCATTGAATGGCCATTCTCTTTAAGCTGTTGGAGCCGAGCCAAAACCAAGCTCCAAGCGCGTTCGTTGATTCTATAACAATCCATACTCCAATTTTTAGCGTTAGACATGTTTATGCTGCCTACGTTCGCACTTGACTTGTTTGTTAATTGGTCTAAACATTCTTCCCATGCATAACGCACTTGAACAATTCAGACGAAAAAACGGGCTGACGTTTGCGGCCTTAGGGCGGCGAGTAGGTCTTAGCCGAGCAACTGTTCTTATGCACTGCAAGGCGAAACGTCAGATCGGCGGGGATGCTGCCATCCGTTACGCGGTAGAGCTGGATATCCCCATCCGAGAGCTTCGACCGGATTTGTTCAAAGCAAATATTTGATTGTGTATATGCGAAAAGTTTTTCTTAAAAAATTACGCATGTATACGAGAAATTAGAGCTTTATTCTCAGGAGGTTGAAGTGACGGAAGAGCAGGCTCTGTTTTTTCATACTTTGGGGCAGGCCGTCCGTGAAACACTCGGCGCGGAACGCGCAGCTGAGGCTCTGGGCAAATCCTACTCCACGTTAATGAACGAGCTGAATCCCACGCTGTTTAGCCACAAGCTTGGCTTAAGCCACGCTTTAGACCTGATCGCGATGACGGATTCAGAACAGTCTCGCTGCCAGCTTGCCCGTGCGATGGGCGGGGTATTTGTCTCGCTCCCGCAGGTTGAGGCAGGGCTTTGCGCAAATAGCCAGCAAGAAATTATGCGAATCGTCAAAGATTTTGGCGAACTTGTCGGAACTTACACCGACGCCATCGCGGACCGTAAAATAAAGGAGGATGAACTCTTAGAAATTGAAGAGAAGGCGCACGAAGCTCAGACCGCTATTCAAAGCTTCCTCAGCGCCGTGCGATCCGAAACTGTTCGATACTGAAACACGATGGACCGGGCACCGGTTAGGGATAACGAGAAACGTAAGAGCCATCACTGCAAAAAAGTCCCGGTCCACCAACTCTTCGGAGTCTCAAGAGGCCAGCTCCTTCATACTGATCCTGAGGCGCGACAGGCGGGAGTTTAACCCTTGCTCCCGCCGCCTCTTGAGACCCCGACCCCCCAAATGGAGGCCACATGCAAATCCCACTCATTTCTCTTCGCGAGTACGAGCGACACGTGCTTCGGCTCCTGGGTGAAATGGCTGATCACCCGGACGCCACAAGAGGCACGAGGGATATTTTGCATGTGGCCTCACTTGGTATTCGCCGGGCCGTTGAAAAAGCTGCTCAAGCCAAGCAGTCGCCCGCCGGGGTCTTGATGCGCATCAATCGCGAACTCAAGCGGTAGATGTTTTTATTGGGTTGGGTAGGCATACGCGCAATAGTGCGCACCATTTTTTAGAAGCAAAGGGGTTTCACTTATGATGAACGTGAATTTTTCTGAATGTGAGCAGATGGTGTTGGCAAAGGGTGGGATGTCTAAAGATGAGCTTATGGAGCTACGCCGTTGTCAGGATTTTTTGCTCGCGGAGGGGTTTACAGGTTCAGAAAGTGAACTCTCAAGAGTTTTTGAAACTGAGGACAGCAAGTTCTACGTGGGGCGGCTCACATTTTATTTCAATCCTTGGGGGAAGCTTTCTGGACAACCGACCATACTGCTTAAGGGAAGTCGTAAATTTTTTGAAGGCCGTGAACAGAAGCTCCCCTGCGTGAAGTTTTCGTGGGCATTGGCCGAACCTAATCTTTCCAAGTTGAAAATTGTACTCGGCCCTCTTTATTCCGCGTTACCGACAGCTCAGTAAACAATGAGGCCCAAGCCTTTTTTTAAGGCTTGGGCCGACAATATTAAAGTGTAGGGGCGTTACGCTGGACCGTAGTAGACCTCTTTCCAGTCTGGGTGATCCTTAACTGAAATGTCAGATGCTAACTGGTTGTCCATATGATCTTTTACTTTAAGCATATGAGAACGCATCTTGTCCAAATGCTGAACTGCTGAATGAGCGTGTTTGTCATCTTGAGGGTAAGCATAGCGGATATTGTAGGTGATTGAGTCCAGCTCTTTGTACAGGAACCGAATCCTTTGACCAAGAGTCTGATGGTCTTCCCATGTTAAACATGCGTTTGATTGATCTTCCATTACAACTCCTAGAAGTGATTATCTGTGAAGCACAATTAGATATGCAGTTTTTTGATAATCGTCAAAAGTATCTACTCACACAGGAGTAAAAATTTCGTTTAGCTTTTTATTTTTTCCCGGCACTGGGTCAGGTTAGCCCCCCGATCCCCCCACAGGAAGAGTGCCGACCAAAAATCCAAAGAGCCTGAATCGCCAGATGTGCATGCTGAAGGTCTTGCGGGTCCTTCCCTGCCTTCACTTTGTACGGGTGTCAAACAGCTCAGGTTTTGCGCAAGGGGCACGGAAAAAATGACGTGGAAAAATGGAAAAATTCAGGTGCTGCACCACATTAGCACCACTTTTTAGAGATTCGTGTCACTCATTTGGGAGGTCAAAAAATGAGCACTCAGGAGAATCAGCGCCTTGCAGGATTCAGCCCCTGCGAGGACGGCGACAACGTTATGCAACTCTCGGAAATTCGGGAAATGGTCGAGGCCAGAGCCAAGGCCGAGCAGGGGACACGAAAGAACACGACGCCTCAAAATCTGAATGTCATGGAATGCGTGATGGCCGAGGACGTTGGGTTAGGTGAGCTTTACGCCAAGATTCAGCGTGGGCGCTTTGTGTTCAATCGCCAGTCCCGCGAATGGATGGAATTTAACGGTGTGCACTGGCAGCTCGACACGATGGAACGTTCCAAAACACGAGTTGCGGATGTCGTTTCAGTGCTTTTGAAGGAAGCTCAAAAAGTGGGCGTCCAAGCTTCTGAAGCAATGAGAGATGGGAATGAAGAGATTGCCAAGATGTACGAATCCCAGCAGAAAACGATCATGAACCGTGTGCGGCGGCTTCGTCGAAAAGGTGGCCCCGAAGCCTGTCTGGAATTCGCGCAGATTCAGGAGGACCCGCTTGCGATTAAGGGCGATGAACTCGACCAAGAGCAATGGCTTCTGGCCTGCAAAAATGGCGTGATTGATTTGCAAACAGGGGAGTTTCGGGACGGCAAGCCGGAAGACTTTATTTTGAAGGCATCGACAGTGAGATGGGAAGGAATAGATTGTCCGGCCCCGAACTGGGAAAAATTTTTGCTTGAGATCATGAGCGATGACGCGGAAATGGTCGATTACCTGCGGCGGCTCTTTGGCTCTACGCTGCGCGGCGGCGACAAAGAGCACATTTTGCCAATGTTCTTTGGGGATGGGCGAAACGGAAAGACTGTCTTGGTTGAAATGGTTTCCGAAGTATTAGGTTCGCTCGTTGGGCCGATTCCTTCGGAGATGCTGCTCGATCAAGGGATGCAGCGTTCTGCGGATGCTCCAAGTCCTTCGGTTATGTCCCTGCGTGGGCTTCGTGCCGTTTTTGCTTCGGAAACTGATGAAGGACGGCGTTTTTCGGCTTCTCGATGCAAGTGGTATTCCGGGGGCGATCATCTTGTTGGCCGTTGGCCTAATGACAAGCGACCTATCACGTTTCCCCCGACTCATACGCTTTTCCTTTTGACGAACCATAAGCCACACGCACCTTCTTCGGATTTTGCCTTTTGGGATCGCCTTCAAGTCGTTTTTTTCGAGAGACGTTTTGTGAAGGGCGAACCGCAGAAGCCGAATGAATTGCCCCGTGATCCGAATCTGAAAGACAAGCTTCGGCAGGAACTGCCCGGCATTTTGGCGTGGCTGGTTCGCGGCTGTCTTGAATGGCAGCAAGATGGTGTAAATCCACCCCCCAAGGTTTTGGCGGCTACGGATGAATACCGGCGTGACGAGGATCTGCTCTCTATCTTTATTGATGAATGCTGTCTCACGGTGGAGCCGGATGAAAACGACCCCACGACTCGCGTGAATGCCACGGAATTCTATGACGCCTTTGTGAAGTGGTACGGGCAGAACATCAGCAAGAAAAAGAACTTCCCGCAGCGTAAGTTCGGAAAGCTCGCACAGGAGAAGTTTCCAAAGCGCAAGGTCGGCGGGAAGAACTGGTATTACGGCGTGCTTCTCAGTCCAGATTTTAAGTCTGAAATGGGACTCTTCGGGAAGTCTGACGACTAGGACCTTAGGAGTCGGGCAGGACCATAGCAGGACCTAAAGGTCCTAGTCGAAAAGTTAATGTTTCCGGGGACTAGTGCGTCCAATAGGACCATAGGACCTTTTATTCGGGGATTCGGTCTATAAAACTCTCTTTTATATTCTTTCTATTCTCTTATTTTATGGTCCTAAGGTCCTAAAAGAGAATAAAAATAAAGAAAAAGAAAGGTTTAAGAGTAGGACCATAACAGGACCATAGACAGGACCTTGTAGGACCATAGGAAAGAAGAGGAAAAATGAACGTTTTGAAGCTTGCCGAAGAGGACGGCTGTACCGGGCGCAAAGTGTCCACGCGAAAGGGCGGTGAATATCATGGCCCATGTCCGGGCTGTGGCGGAAAAGATCGCTTCCTTATCTGGCCTGAACAAAATGGCGGCGAGGGGAGCTGGTGGTGCCGGATCTGCGGGCAGGGCGGCGACCTCATCCAGTATCTGCGAGAATTCCGGGGCATGAGCTTCAAGGACGCTGCCGCGATGAGTTCTCGGCCAACGAGTCCCAAGGCTCCGGGCGCTGCGCCGAAGCCGCAGGCTTTTGTCCCGCGTCGCATGGAGTCGCCCAAGGAAATGTGGCGCTGCAAGTCCAATGCGCTCGTTACGTGGGCGCATCGGAAATTGCTCCAGACGCCTTCGGCCTTGGACATGCTGGCAGCGCGGGGCATCGGCTTGGAAGCCGTAAAAGCCTTTCGTCTTGGCTGGAATCCCGGCGAGCAGGGCCGGGACTGTTACCGCGACCGAACGGCATGGGGGCTGCCTGAGGAGTTCAAGGACAATGGCAAACCTAAAAAGCTCTGGATTCCTCGCGGGCTTGTGATTCCAACTTTCCGCGATGGCCTGCTGTACCGCGTTCGTATTCGCAGGACTGCTCCGCGTGAGTTTGGCCCAAAATATTATGTGCTGCCGGGGTCTGGAATGGGTCCCATGATTTTGCACGAGGACGCAAAGGCGTTTGTGGTGGTCGAGGCTGAGCTGGACGCCATTGCCTGCGCTGCCGCGACAGGCTCCACTATCGGCGCGGTGGGGCTTGGCTCGATCAGCACGAAGCCCGACGAGTTCGGGCACAAGGTTTTCTTGAAAAGCCTGTGCATCCTGAATGCCTTGGATTTTGAGCCTGCGCAGGAAGGCGAGGGCGCAGATCCAAAGGCTGCGAAAAGCGAAGAAATGAAAAAGCGGATTCGCGGCTGGTGGCAGAAAACCTATTCGCAGGCCAAGCGCTGGCCCGTGCCCGTTGGCAAAGATCCGGGCGAAGCTGTGGCCGAGGGCGTGCAGCTCCGGGAGTGGATTCGGGCGGGGCTTACGCCTGGGTTTCTGGTTGCCGCATCCAAGAAAGAAAAGCGGGCAGAGGCTCCGGCGAAGATTCCGCAGGCGGTCATTGAGTTTCAGCGTGAGCTGACCGGCAAGCCCATTTCAATGGAGCTGAGCGGAGAAAGCGGCGCAGAGCTGATTTTTGATGACAAATGGGCGCAGGCGCACTGGGACGAGTTCAGACGCCTTGCAGATCGTTTCTGGGAGCCGGAAATCATGGAGTGGATGGAGGCTTTGCCCGTGAATCGGGTCAGCGCCGAGAATATTTTGAAATACTGCAAAAATTGAGGCGAAAAACAGTGCAAAAAGTAGCGACTCTTTCACTCCAGTTTCCAGACCAAAGGCCCGCAAAGTTCCGTTTTTACGGGGATGCCGGGCGCTATCGTCTGAAAGAAGGCGAGGCGTGGGTGCCTTTTGGCGGTGATCGCAAGGCCGAGGTGACCGTGCGCAAAGCGCTTGAGCGGGTGTGCGAACGGTTGGCTGAACGCCTTGGGCTTGGCCGGGCGGTATCGGCTAATCTGACTCCACCGGAGTTCCGCGTGGGCGAGATCGTGACTGTGAAAGGCGAATATGTGCTGGAAGGCGAGGGAAAAAACGCAGGCTATGAATCAGAACTGTACCGCGTTATGGCTCCGCCCATTCTGGACTCTGGCGAGGTCTGGCGCATCCCCATTGGAAAAGGCCCGCGCTTTGCGGAGACGTGCCGCTATATTCCATGCGAGCAGGTGCAGCCTGCGCAAAGACGGCGAAAGGAACAGCGGTGAGCGACGTCGTGAAAAGCACGAAAGACGTGCTGGCGTTCCTCTCGGAAGAGGGGCGCAAGGTTAAAAAGTCAAAGCTCTATGCGGATATCAAGTCTGGCCTTTTGCGAAAGCAGCCAGACGGGACCTTTTCGGAGTCGGAGGTGCTGGCGTATGCGGAAAGCTTGCCGGTCATGGCCGTGCCGAAAAAGGATTCTGAGCAGCTCAAGGAATTGGCTGCACGGCGGCAGCTTGCGACGATTCATAAGCTTGAGGAAGAGACCTCGCGGATTCAGTTCCGGGCAGAGGTCGAGCGCGGGAAGTACATTCCGCGAGAAAATTTAGAGCTGGAGCTTGCGAGCCGGGGCGTGGTCCTTGGCTCCGGGATTCGGCAGGCAGTGGAAATGAATGTGCTGGATCTGATTCACTTGGTGGGCGGTGACCCGCGCAAGTCTCAGGAGTTTTTGGAGCGCTTCGAGGTGATGCTCGATGAGGCTCTGAACGAATATTCCAGCGTTCTTGAATTTGAGGTGACGTATTCGGATGAAATCGCAGACGCGACAGGTACGCGTGGATAAACTGCCGGGCTGGCTTCCTGAAAGTGTTCGGGAGGCCGTGCTTCGGCAGGCCGGGCAGACGCATGTTTTTCAGTTCTCACAGGGCGAGCGAAAGGTCTTTCGACGGCGTAAGCCGATTCCCGTGAGCGAATGGGCAGAGCGCCACCGCGTGGTGCACCAGTCGTCCATTCCGGGGCGCTGGCATAACGACGTGACGCCGTTCATGACGGGCATTATGGATGCCTCGTTTTTCCCGTCAGTCGAGACGATCATTATTTGCAAAACACCGCAGACGGGCGGATCCGAGGCGATTCACAACTGCGTGGCCTACGCCATTGACCGCGCGCCCGGTCCTGCAATGTATGTGTTTCCAGACCGCATTACGGCCAAGGAAAATGCGCAGGACCGAATCGCGCCGATGCTGGAGGCTAGCCCGCGTCTTCGGACCTATCTGACAGGGCAGGCCGACGACACGAGCAGCCTTCGCCTGAACCTCGCGCACATGACCATTTACCTTGGCTGGTCCGGTTCGGTTTCAAGGCTTGGGAATAAGCCTATTCGCTACTTGGTGCTGGACGAGCTGGACAAGTATCAGAATCCGAAAAATGAGGCGTCGAGCGAGTCGCTGGCGGAAAAGAGAACCACCACATGGCGTCGCAAGCGCAAGATCTGGAAAATCTCCACGCCGACCATTGAGGGCGGGCCGATCTGGCGCGCGTTTGGGGAAGAAGCGCAGGCGAAGTTTGATTTTTGGGTGCGCTGCCCGCATTGCGGCACATGGCAGCTCATGAATTTTGACCGCATCAAGTGGCCGCAAGAGGACGAGATCAAGCAGGAACCAGAGCTTGTTTTGTCAAAGCGCCTCGCGTGGTACGAATGCGAGACCTGCGGTGCGTGCTGGGACGATAACGACAGGGACAAGGCCGTGAGGCTCGGACAGTGGCGGGCGCGCGGAACAGGCTTGGAGCTTTCTGCGCACCTCAAGACAAACCGGCCTGCAAAGATCGGCTTCCATATTCCTTCGTGGCTCTCGTATTTTGTTTCCCTGTCGGAGATTGCGGCGGCGTTCCTGCGCTGGAAAAAGAGTGGAAACAGGGACGATCTCAAGGACTTCATGAACCAGTACAAGGCTGAACCGTGGCGGGCGTATGATGTGCAGCGCTCGGAGGATGCAATCCTTGAACTCTGCGACGATCGGCCGCGCGGCATTGTGCCGGGTTGTCTGAAAGATGGAACGCCGAGGGCGGCAGTGCTGGTGGCTGGGGTGGATACGCAGCACAGATATTTTCGCTATGTGATTCGGGCGTTTGGCAGGGGCGGGGAGGAAGAAAGCTGGCTTGTGCAGGCGGGCAGTGTGCCGACCTTTGAGGCGCTGGAACAGGTGCTTTTCAAGAACGTGTATCTCGATGCAGATGGAAAAGAATACCGCGTCCGGCTGGCCGTTCAGGACGCAATGGGAACGCGGACAAAGGACGTCTATTCGTTTTGCGCGCGGCATCGGGGAAAAGTCTTTCCATATCAGGGCAAGCGCACGCTGGCGACGCCGGTGCAATATTCGCCGCAGGAGTTCTATCCGGGAACGAAACTCCGGATACCTGGCGGCTTGGTGCTCTGGAAAGTCGACACGACATTTTTCAAAAACGATCTTGCGGCGAAGTTGCAAATTCTGCCGGAAGATCCGGGGGCGTTTCACCTCTATAACGGGATCAGTGACGAGTACGCGCGGGAAATGACCGCCGAATACTACGATGATGAGAAGCTGTGCTGGATGTGTCCGGACAATAAAGACAACCATTTCTGGGATTGCGAAGTGATGGCACTCGTGGCGGCATATGAGCTGGATATTCGCAATTGGAAAAGGCGGATGCCACGGGCCAAAAGGGAAGAGCAGCGCAGACCGGAACCGACATTTCAACAGCAGGCCAGACCCGGTGGGCGTCCGAACTGGTTCGCGAGGAGATAACGCTATGGAAGATATGAAAGGAAGAAAGCTGAACTGGAAGCACGCGTGCGATATTTTGAACTGCTCCAAGAGTCATTTCTATAACCTCGTGAACGCCGGGAAAATCCCCGCATTCCGTATCGGAAAAGTCCGGGCCATATGGGTCTGGGAGAAGGACGTGCGGGACTATATGGATTTTTGAGGAGAGGGGGGGAGAGAAAAAAGGCGACTGAAAGGTCGCCTTTTTTTGTGTGTAGATATGATCAAAATCCGAATCATAAATGAGGAAGAAGTTTAGTTTTTATTAAAGATACTAAATAGATAAAGTTGCAAAATCGTTTGCAAAAAAGTTGAAAAATATTGTTGGGAGGATTGGGGGGAAGGCGTGTTTATTTAGAAAAAATATAGTTTGAAATTTTATTAGGATTTATTCTCAAGTTGACACATAGGCACCCTCAGCGTAGTAAAGCATAAAGGAAGAAGTGTTTTTTTGCAGTTTTTTTGCAAAAAACACGATTTAGAGAGGAGCGCCAAATGCTAATAGAGTTTGCAGTTGAGAATTATAAGTCGATAAAGGAGCGTCATACGTTCAGTATGATTGCTGCGAATCTAAAAAAACATGAGGACTATTTAGTTTCTCATAGTGTGTTTAAAAATGAAAAATTATTGAAAGTTTCAGCTTGTTATGGGCCAAATGCGGCGGGGAAGTCTAATGTTGTGAATGCGTTGGCCTGTTTTCATGATATTGTAGTGGAGTCAGGGCGTCTTGGTGCTGATGATGTTGTTGGCCCTTATACTCCTTTTGTTTTGGATAACAAAACAGCTCAATCACCTACAAGTTTTTCTATGGAGTTTATTTGTAATGGAATGAGGTACTTGTATGAGTTCTCATATAATAAGGATGTGATCGTTAAAGAGGGACTTTATTTTTTTCCAACTCGAAAGGCCAAACTATTTGAACGAAATGGAGACTCCTTTAGTTTTGGACAGCAGTTCAAGGGTGATAAGAAGGCTGTTGAAAAAATGACTCGTTCTAATAATTTGTTTTTGTCGAGGGGGGCAGAGCTTCGGAATGAAACGCTTGAAGAAGTTCATAAGTATATTAAAGATAAAATAATTGTGTATGGGAATCCTACAGGTTACTTCAATCTTTTTGAACGTACTTCAATTGAACTGTTGTTGAATGATGAAATGGGCGAAAATAATAAAAAGATATCAGAACTCCTTTCTGCCGCAGACGTAGGTGTCAAGAGGGTTGGCCTTGAAAAATCAAAAAGGGAGGTCCCTGAAGGTCTGCTTACAAGCCTGGCGGATGGAGCTCGAGACGCTTTTTTGTCGAATACTCAGTATTTTCCTGTAACCTACCATGATGTGTATCACGGAGATGAGGTTGTTGGTCAGGAAAAATTTTTACTCCAATCGCAGGAGTCTTCTGGAACACAAAAGTTGTTTTATCTTGCGAAATTTTTGCTCAATGTGCTTAATGAAGGTGGTGTACTTATTGTTGATGAATTGGATAATAGTATGCATACATTTATTTCGGAATTTATAATTGATTTGTTTAATAAAGAAAAAACAAATCCTAACAATGCTCAACTCCTTTTTACTACGCATGATGTTGCAATGTTAACACCAGATAACTTTCGTAAGGATCAAGTGTGGTTTGCATCAAAGAATGAGAAAGGTGAGTCGGAGTTTTATTCATTGGTAGACTTTGACTCGAAGACTGTGAGGAATGATACAAAATTTGATAAATGGTATCGTGATGGACGTTTTGGCGCTATTCCCTTTATAAAAAAAGGGGTATTTGAAAAGTTTTTTGCAACAGAAAGCAATGAGGGGAAAAATGGGACGAAGGAGGCCTAGCGGTAGGAAAAAAGTTAATAAACAGATTATTATATGTTGTGGTGCTGAAAAAACAGAACCTAATTATTTTAACTCGGTAAAAGAAGAATACAATTTCCCCGGTAAACTTGTAGAGGTAGTAGTTTGTAAAACAAGGCATGGAGATCCTTATAGCGTTGTTAAGGAAGCACTAAAGAAAAAAGAAACAAAAGAAGATCTTGTCTGGGCTATTATAGATAAAGACCAATTTACTGATTTTGAAAGAGCGTATTCTTTTGCAGAAAAAAATGGGGTAAGGATAGCCCTTTCAAGCCTATGTTTTGAAATTTGGTTTTTGTTGCATTTCCAATATTCAACACGGGGGCATATGTGCAATGATGATATGTGCAGAATGCTGACTGTTTTTTTAGGCCGGGAGTATTCTAAATCTGACACAAATATGTATGAATGCCTCAAAGACAAACTAATAATTGCAAAGAAAAATGCAGAAAAGCTGCGAAAATATTGTAGGGAATATTCCCCCGATAAGAAAGAATATGAATATCCATCTTATACAGGGATTGATAATGTCTTGAAGTCATTAGATGAGTATCGCAGAAAATTTAGATAAGCGGACCTTTTCTCCCCACGAGGTCCACGAGGTCCACGACGTAATGCCCCGGAGCGAATATGCTTCGGGGCATTATGGTTTGGACGAAAGAAGAACTTCAGGAACAGCTCACGCAGTGGAAGCAGGCGCTTTTGCGCGTCTCTGGTGGCAAAAGCTACACCATTGGCAGCCGCGCGCTGACGCTTCAGGACGTGGCAGAGATCCGCACGACAATCACGTTTCTTCGTGACGAGCTTCGTGCTCTGTCCGGCGAATCCGGCCCCATTGCCGTAGTAGGGCGGGTGCGCCGATGAGCGCCACTGTCGCCACAGCGGCCCGCCGTACTCGCCGGGCTGTTCGCTCCCACGTTTCGCATTCCCGCCGTCCGGTCTCTCGCGACGCGGGAACTCTTCGCGGAACCCTTTCCAAGTACGACCCGCGCCGCACTTCGCTTTCCAGCGTTGCCGCCGAGCGCGCCCGCACGCTTGCCCGATCTGAGGACCTTGTCGCCAACGACTGGGCAGCGGCTTCCGTGGTCGACTCCATTACCGTCAACACCATTGGCTCCGGCCTGCGCCCTCAGTCCCACGTGAATGCCCAGCGTCTGGGGATTTCCCCGGAAGACGCCCGCAAACTCGGCGAGGATATGGAATGGGCGTGGCAGCTCTGGAATCGGCAGGCTCATGTCTCCGGCAAGCTCCATTTTGATGACCTCGTTTTCCTTGGCATGCGCTCCCTTTTGCGCTGCGGGGAACTGGTTCATATTCCGGTAATGCTCCCAAGCGCCGGGCGCGATTTCGCCCTGTGCATTCAGGATATTCACCCCGCCAGATTGTGCACCCCATCCGATCGCAGGCTCGACACGTCCCTTCATGACGGCGTCGAACTTTCCCCATACGGCCAACCCCTCGCATACTGGATTGCCAGCCCCCGCAGCACGAGCCTTTCGCGTTCGTACCGCTCCCTTGCATCATCTGAATTTCAGCGTCTGCCAGCGACAACCGGGCACCGTCCCGGCGTGTTTCACTGTTTTCGCGCCGAGGAAGAAGAGCAGGTGCGCGGCGTGAGCCGTCTCGCTCCGGGCATGAAGCTTTTTCGGCACCTGAATGACTCGCTGGATTATGAGCTGATGGCGCAGATCGTCTCTGCGAGCTTTCCCGTGTTTATCTCGGTGAAAGACCCGAATTCCGTGGTTGGAGCCTTTGCGCAGGAAGAGGATGAAGCCCCCGGCAAGCACTATCAATATCTTGAGCCGGGGCAGGTGCTCTACGGCAACAAGAATGAAGAGCCGACCGTGCTCCAAAGTAACCGGCCCGGAAGCAATTTCACGCCATTCGCCGAGATGATTATGCGCGCAATGGCGGCCAGCGTTGGCATGCCTTACGAGGTCCTCGCCAAAGACTATTCAAAGACAAATTATTCTTCGGCCCGTGCCGCGCTTCTCGAAGCGTGGCGGGTCTTTATGCTCTATCGTACGTGGATCGTGCGGCACTATTGCCAGCCCATTTGGCGCATGGTGCAGGAAGAGGCGTGGCTTCGCGGCATGTACCAGCTTCCAAAGGGCGCACCTGATTTTTACGAGGCAATTCACGCCTACACAAATGCGTCATGGATTGGCCCGGCTCGCGGTTACGTGGACCCGGTGAAAGAGATCACGGCCACGCGCGAGGCTCTGGACCTGAAACTCTGCACGCATAGCGAAGTAATCGCCGAACGCGGGCAGGATTTGGACGAGGTTTGGGACCAGATCGAGCGCGAGCAGCAGCGCCTTCGGAAGATGGAAAGCGGCACAGAGGAACGCGATGACAACAGCAATGAATGAACTTTTTCAGCAGCAGATTTGGGCCATTGACGGCGATGCCTTGGCTTCCGTGTGTGCAGAGCTGGGCGCGGCGGAGGCATCGGGAAGCCTCTTCCGCGCTCCTGAACCTGCGCCTCGCTACGAAACCCGGCAGGGCGTGGCGATCATTAATGCGGTGGGCACGCTCAGCAAGCGTGGCGGCTGGTGGTCTCGTGGATACGAGGCCATTCAGCAGGATATTGCGCAGGCGCTGGATGACCCGAAGGTGAACAGCATTTTGCTGAATGTGGATAGCCCGGGCGGCGGCGTGGACGGCGTGAAAGTCCTTGCGGACTGGATCAGATCGGCCCGCGAAAAGAAGCCCTTGTGCGCCTATGCCGACGGCAACGCTCTTTCAGCCGCGTACTGGATAGCAGCCGCCACAGGCCGAATTTATGCGCCTCAGACCGCGCGCCTCGGTTCCATTGGCATTGTCATGCAGCACGTGGACTGGTCCAAAAGCATCGAGCGAAAGGGCGCGAACGTCACGTACATCCATTCTGGAAAATACAAGGTTGTCGGCAACTCGGAAAATCCGCTCTCCGCCAATGATTTGGCCTATTTGCAGGCCGGTTGTGACGCCACATATCAGCTCTTCACGCAGGACGTGGCCGAGAGCATGAATCTCGACGCCAGCAGCGCCGAAAGCTGGGCCGACGGGAAAATTTTTCTTGCAGGGGACGCGCTCGAAAAAGGGCTTCTGACGGGCATCACAGCCGGGCGCGACGAACTCATAGAACTTTTAGCCAAGGAAACACCCATGAACAGGGCAGAACTCGAAAAGAAATATCCGGACGCCTTTGCCGAGGTGACGCGCGAGGCTGAGGCCACGCTTGCGGCGAGTACGGAAAAGCTCCGCGAGGAGCTGATGCACAGTGCCGCGGGTTTGGTGAAGGCCGTGGCCGGGGACGCCGTGGCAGCGCAGTTTTCCGCGCTTGCCAAGGCCGGGATTACCGACGCGCAGCTCGAAGCTTTGCGGCCACTTTTGACGCAGCCAGAGAGCCAGCCAAAAGCAGAGCAGGCGCAGGTGGATGCAAGCTCTCGACAGCAGATTTTAACCGCCATTACTGACAATTCCGCCAAGCCCTTGGCCCACGCCGAACCGCAAAAAGATGAGGCACAGCTCAAGGCCGAGGCCATGCAGGAAAGCATCGCGCGAATGAGCGCGCTTCCAAGGAGTTAAAATGCACGTTCAGTCCTATCAGGCCCCGAATTTCGTCGGGGCACACCCCGCAGTCATGAAGAACAAAACGCTCGCATCCACGGGGGCAGAGCATCGGCTCCTGGCTGGAACGGTGCTCGCGGTGGTCACGGCGACTGGAAAGCTTGCCGTGCTCGACCCCGGCGGCAGCGATGGCACAGAAAACGCCGCGTGTGTGCTGGTGGAAGACGTGACCATTCCCAAAAGCGGCGACGCCGTGGCGAACGTCTACGTGCACGGGGAATTTCGTAGCGCTGGCCTTGGCTGGCCCTCTGGCATCACGGCCCCGCAGACGGCGGCAGCTATTGAAAAACTGGCTTCTCACGGCCTTTACGTCAAATAAGGAATAGAAAATGAGCATGGAACTCCCAAGCCAGTTTGAAGCGATTTCGCTCACTGACGTGGTCAAAAAGCGCCCGATGCTTCCGGGGCTTTTCAAGGAACTTTTCTTTCGCGTGCGAAACGAGCTGAGCACCAAGTTCGCGCAGATCGAAGTCGTGGTGCGTGGCCGCCAGCTCGTGCCTCTGGTCACTGACTACGAGGGCGGAACGCTTTCCGCCAAAACCCGCCGCGAACTGCGCACGGTCAAAACGCCGCGCATGAATCCGGTGCAGCGCTTTTCCGCGCCCGAACTCGTTGACGCAACCCAGCCCGGAGCAGGCGTTTACCGCCAGCCTTCAGTGGACCTGCAAGCCGCGATGGAGCGCACTCTTGTTCAGGATTTGGACGCCATGAAGGACGATATCGAGCTGACCATTGAGTGCATGTGTGCGCAGGCCGTAACGGGGAGCCTGACCGTTGAGCAGGACGGGAAAAAGGCGCTGGATATTGATTTCCAGATGCCCGCAGAAAATAAAATTGTGCTCGCGCAGTCCGTGGACTGGTCCAGTGAAAACGCGGATCCGGAAAAGGATTTTGAGGACTGGGGCGCGCGGATTTTGGACGAGACCGGCCACGGTGCAGACGTGTGCATTATGGGCACCAGCGCATGGCGCGCTTTCCGCAATAACAAGAAAGTCATGGACGCGCTTGATCGCCGCCGCGTGGAGATCGGCAGCCTGTCACCAAATGTGAACAAGCTCAGAAAGGGCGAGTTTAACGGCGTGGATATTTACGTGTATGGCGGGCAGTTCGTGGATTGTGACGGCGTAACGCACCAGCTTCTCGACCCGAATGAAGTGATCATGGGCGCGACTTCGGCAAAGTCCAGCATTGAGTTTGGCGTGCCCGAAGATCTCGCGAATCACGGCGAGCCGAACCAGTACTTTTCCAAAAGCTGGGAAGAAGAGAATCCTTCGGCGATCTGGATCGGCATTGAGTCCCGTCCTTTGCCGATTCCCAAGGAACCCGGCGCTTTTGTTCACGCGACCGTTATCCATAGCTAAGGGGGCAGGGTGGCAAAAAAGAAAATCAAGACCCAAGACGTGCGGCTCAAAGCGACCTACCACACGGCTTCCGAAGTCCACGCGGCAGGCTCCATTGTGAGTCTGCCCGTGGGCGAAGCGGAATTTCTCCTGAACAAGGGCTTTGCGGAAAGCGCTGATCCGGTGGCTTTTGTGAGCGAGGAAAGCGCGCTCCGGGCTGAGCTTGCCGACACAAAGAAAAAGCTGGCAGAGGCCGTGGATTATGCCCTTTCTCTGGAAGAGAGGCTTGAGGGCGTGAATGCTCCAGCAGGGACAAACTCGACAGGAACATGACCTTGACCCCACTTGAAGCAAGCCTTGGCAGCGCGTTCATTTCGTTAGTCACGGCCCTCGCGGTGCGCCTGTTCATGGCGGATTCTTTTGTGACAAAGCGCGAATGCCAGCAGCGGCACGAGCGAGAATGTCAAAGCGTGGCAAGCATCACGCGGAAAATTGACCGGCTCTCAAGCATGATCGGAACCTTGGTTTTGCACTCGGACCTTCCACAGGAACAAAAGGACGAGCTGCTCAATCAGCGGGGCGATTCTTGAGGCTTCTCCTTAGGCGAATGCGGACAGGGGAGCAGGGAACATTCGGGCAGCTTTGCGGACATGGGCTAATGCTCTCCACGGTGGAACTCCCGTGGCGAGAAAACCGAAGCAATGTTTCCTGCATCCCCGCCGGGGAATATCAGTGCAGCATTGTGCGTTCTCCACGTTTTGGCCGTGTGTTTCACGTCCGGGACGTTCCGGGGCGGAGCGCGATTCTTATCCATGCCGGGAACTTTGCAGGCGATGAAAAGCGCGGCTGGAGAACGAATTCCTACGGGTGCATTTTGCCGGGACTCCGGGCCGGTCGGCTCGGATCACAAGAGGCGGTGCTGTGCTCCCGCGCTGCCGTGTCGGAGCTTCTTCGGGCGCTCGACAAGAAGCCGTTTACTCTCGTGATTCAGGAGAATTTTGCATGATCGAATTTTTGCTATCCCTTGTGGCTGGCGGCGCAACGGGCTTGTTCGGCTCGCTAGTGAAGGGCGTTGGCGACTATTTCAAGCGCCAGCAGGAAATGAAGCACGAGCGCGAGCTTCGCCGTCTCGACATGGAAATGATGGATAAGGAATGGGAATACCGGGACCGGGCGGCGTCTCGCGAGGGCGAGGTCCGTGTGACCGAATCCGGGGACGACTTGCAGGAAGCGTCCTATGCGTTGGACAAGGCCACGTATTCGCGCGGTTTCACGGTGTCACATTTTGTGAACAAATTTTTGCTCGTGAGCGTGGACGTGGTTCGCGGGCTGACCCGGCCAGCTCTGACGGTGTTCATGCTGTGGATGGTCTGGAATACACGCTGCCAAGTTGAGGACGTGATTGCCCGTGCAGGGCTGGAACGCCTTGATATTTCGCTGGCGATGGATCTTGAAAAGCGCATCGTGTGCACGATCCTTTACCTCGCGGGCCTGAGCGTTGCGTGGTGGTTCGGGGACCGGGGCCGAAAGGTGGGCAAATGATGAATGATCTGAATTTCCTCGGCAAGGACCTTGATTTCTTCCTTTTCGGGCTGGACACGGTGCAGGCGGAAGTCGTGCTTCCGGATTGCAGTTCGTGGACGTTTCCGGCGTATTTTGACCAGCCAAACGAGGTTTTCGGACTCGTGGGCAAAATGCACGGCAATTCGAGCAGCTCGGACTTTGATCTCCAGATGGAGGACTGTCGGCTGACCTGCAAAAGTGTCGATGCCGTGGGCATTCCGCGCGGTGCGAGCATCGTGATCGGCGAGATGGCTTTTACCGTGGAGCGCGTTTTGCCAGACGGCACGGGCATTAGTTCCATTTTGCTTTCTGACGGCAGTGTGAGCGTGTACGAATGAAGCTCTTTCTCGACGGACCAGAGCGCGAATGTGAACGGCTGGCGCTGGAATTTGCGGCAACAGAAAAGCAGATTCAGGCCGCAAGCCGCCGGGCCGTGTCCAAACTTGGGCGCTGGATGAAGTCGGCAATCCTGCGGGAGAGTTCCCGCGATACGGGCATGCCGCGAAAAGCCTTGAAGGGCCGACTCAAAATGTCGGTGGACAGGGTGGCCGCATCCACACGCGTCTGGGTTGGGCGGAATGCGATCCCGCTTTCGGCGCTGAACCCGCGCCAGACTCGAAGCGGCGTCACGGCCGGGCCTGTGCAGCGCCGACACGCGTTTATGCTGCCGGGGCGTCGTGGTCCTGTCTTTAAGCGAGAAGGCCGGTCACGCCTGCCGATTTCTGTGCAGTACGAGGATATTTCCAAGGACATTGAACGGGTGCTGCAAACAGAAATTTACGCCGAAGCAGAGCGGAAATTTCTGCATTTCTTTCGGCAGGAGCTGCGCTGGGAAAAAGTGAAGGAAGGGCGCTCATGATTGAAGATCTGCACGCCGCGCTCATGGCGGAACTGAAAGCGATACCTGGCATGCAGGACGTGTGCGATTACGGGCACGCGACAAAGCTCAACACGCCCGCCGCAATTGTAAATCTGGCGGAAATGCGGGCCGATTATTCTGGGCTGGACGCCACGGGGCGGCTTCCCCTTGTCTGTCGCTGGGAGATTTTTCTGGTGCTTGGCAACACGGCCACAAATCAGGCACTGAAGCTTCGCACTTTGGCCGCGCATGTAGCGCAGATGATCGACGGAAAAAGCCTTGTGTCTGGCGCGCCAGAAGCGGCTTTTGTGTCTGCGGAACCGAATGAATTTGAGCCAAGCTTTGAGCACGCCAAGAGCTGGCGCGTGGAGTTTGAGCAGATGCTGTACCTTGGCGAATTCATGTGGAGCGACGAGGGAGCACCGCCAGAAAAGGTTTTTGCATCCTATGCGCCGCTTATCGGGGCCGCGCACGAGGACAAATATTTCGAGGTGAAAGATGAGCTTCCAGATCTCGGAACTTGAGCGCAGGCTTGCCGGTCTCATTCGTTTTGGGACGGTTGAGGCGGCGGATTACGCCCGCGCCCGCGTGCGGGTGCGCATGGGCGAAGCGGTGACGGACTGGCTCCCGTGGCTCACGCTTCGGGCTGGGAAAGATCGCTCGTGGTGGCCCTTGGAGCCGGGCGAGCAGGTCCTTGTTTTGTCTGTGTCCGGGGATACCTCGCAGGGCGTTGTGCTTGGAAGCATTTTCCAGCAGGCGCACCCTGCACCAGCATCTTCAAAAGACCTTGACCGGCGCGAATATTCCGACGGTGCCGTGATTGAATACGACCGCGCAGCGCATCGCCTGCGTGCAAACATTCCTGGAGACGCTGAGCTTGTCGCTTCTGGCGATATTTCGGCCAATGCCGGGAAGAACATCACGGGCACAGCAGGAACAAAGGTGGAACTCACGGCTCCAAGTATCACGCTGAACGGGGTAATCTTTTTGAACGGCCCGCTTACGCAGGGCGGCGGATCTGGCGGCGGCAACGCGGAATTTCGCGGCAGCCTGCGCACAACCGGGGAAATTCACTCCGAGGATGACGTGACTTCACGCGTTTCGCTGAATGGGCACACGCATCCTTGCCCGCACGGCGGCACCACCGGGGCACCCTCATGATGGGCGTGAACGCAGAAAACGGAAAAAGCCTTTCCGGGCGGGCGCATTTGCGCCAGTCCATCCGCGATATTCTGACCACGCCGCTTGGCTCGCGAGTCCTGCGCAGGGACTACGGCTCGCGCCTTCCGCGCCTTGTGGACGCGCCGCTCAATCATGAAACGCAGATAGAATTTTATGCAGCAACGGCCGAGGCTCTCGCCAAATGGGAGCCTCGCTTTCGGCTGGAGAAAGTGCAGGTGGACCGCTCCGGTTCCGGGCGCATCGTGCTTGAACTTACAGGCGTGTACCTGCCAGACGGCAAGCCCATTCACATGGACGGAATACTCGTATGAGCGGATTTTCAGACATTGATCTCTCGCAGCTCCCAGCGCCTGCGGTTCTGGAGGAGCTGAGCGCCGAGCAGATACAAAGCGAAATTTTGGCCGAGTACCAAGCGAAAAATCCAAAACACACGGCCCTCGTAGAGTCTGACCCGCTTTTCAAGCTCATTGAGGTGTTCACATACCGTGAACTTTTGCTGCGCCAGCGCGTCAACGATGCCGCTCGACAGGTGCTTCTGGCCTATGCGACCGGCTCTGATCTGGACCAGCTCGCGGCCTTGGTTCCTATGCAGCGAAAAATCGAAGACCCCGGCGACCCCGATGCATATCCGCCAATACCAGTGCTTTTAGAGAATGATGCGAATTTTCGCAGGCGTGTGCAGCTTGCTCCGGAGGGCTTTAGCACGGCCGGACCTGATGGCGCGTATATCTTCCATGCGATCGCCGTGAATGGCGTTCGGGACGCGGCTGTAAGCAGCCCAAAGCCCGGCGAGGTGCTCGTGCATATTCTCGCCAGTGACGGGGACGGAACGCCAAGCTCGGAGCTGGTGAAAACCGTGAACTCCGCGCTCAATGCTCGCGAGACTCGACCGCTCACAGATCAGGTCATTGTGAAGCCTGCGGAACTCGTGAGCTACAGCGTTGACGCGGTGCTGCACGTTCGTCCCGGGCCGAGTGCCGAAGAGGTCGAAAGCGCAGCTCGTGAAGCCTTGAAAAGCGCCGTGGCGCAGGCACATGTGCTGGGTGCAGGCATGCCGCTCTCGAAGATTTACGCAGCCTTGCAGGTGGAAGGCGTGGCGCGTGTGGAACTCACTAGCCCGGCGGCGGATGTCGCCTGCACTGCGAGTCAGGCCGCGCTGTGTACTGCGCAAAATGTGAGCGTGCAGCGTGGCTAGTCTGCATTTGCTCCCACCCAACGCAACACCCGCAGAACGGGCCTTTTCTGAGGCTACGACCCGCATTGACCGAATCCCGGTGCCCATTGCCCGGCTCTATAATCCGGATGATTGCCCGGTGGAATTTTTGCCGTGGCTTGCATGGGCGCTTTCCGTGGACGCGTGGGAAAGCTCGTGGAGCGAGGCGCAGAAGCGAAGGGCCGTGAAAAATGCGATTTGGATTCATAAGCACAAGGGCACGCGCGGCGCAGTCGAACGAGCCGTACAGACACTCGGCTATCGAATTCGGATTTTGGAATGGTGGCAGGAACGCCCAAAGGCTGAGCGCTTTACTTTTTCCATTGATATCGAAGTTGATGATAGGGGCGTTTCGCCAGAGCTTTTTTCAAGTCTGACACGTGTCGTGAATAAGGCGAAAAACACGCGTTCACACCTGCGTGGTTTCCAAGTTGCAGAAAGTGTTCGGAGCGAATGCCCGGCCGCTGGAGTTTTTCAGCAGGGCACTGATTTGACTGTTTATCCGTGGACAACGCGGGAGCTTCTCCAAGCTGCTTCGCTTCCAGCAGCCCTTGGCATTACTGAATATTTGAGCATTACCGTACAACCGCGATGAGGAATGAATGCCCCAGAATTACTTTGTTGTTTTGACTGACATTGGCCGCGCCAAGCTTGCCAATGCCTTGAGTCTTGGGCGGCAAATCTCGCTCACCCATATGGTCGTGGGTGATGGGAATGGCTCCGCCGTGACGCCCGATGCTTCGCGAACATCCCTTGTTCATGAGGTCTATCGGGCGCAGCTCAACGCGCTTCGACAGGATGTTTCAAACCCTGCGTATCTCGTAGCTGAGCTGGTGATTCCGCCAGATACTGGCGGCTGGACCCTGCGGGAAGCGGGTTTTCTGGATGCTGACGGTGATCTTTTTGGCGTCGGTAACCTTCCAGAAACGTATAAGCCTCAGCTTGCCGAAGGCTCGGCTGCCGAGCTTCGGATTCGCCTGACTATGGAAGTGGGCGAGCAGGCTCCTGTGCAGCTCAAAATTGACCCCACGGTGGTGCTTGCGAGCCGAAAGTTTGTGGAAAAGGCGGTGAAGGATCACGCGCAGGATCAGAGCAATCCTCACCATGTGAGTTGCGCGCAAATCCATGCGGCTCCTGCGGCGGATTTAACCGCCCACACAGGCAATCAGAATAACCCTCATGCGGTGAGTTGCTCCCAGATCGGTGCAGCGACAAAAGCGAATTTAGACGCGCATGCAGGAGCAAAAAGTAATCCTCACCGGGTGACGTGCACCCAGCTTGGAGCAGCCACAAAAGCAGCACTAGACGGGCATTCTGGGGCACGGAATAACCCGCATCACGTCACGGCGGCGCAGGTTGGGGCCATGACTCGCGCCGAGGTTACAAATGCTCTTGGTTCGGCCGTTCCTGCAGGTGCATGTGTGGCTTTTAGTGGCTCACGGGCGCCTTCGGGTTGGCTGAAATGTAACGGGGCAGCCGTGTCTCGAACGCAGTACGCGGCGCTTTTTGCAGCGATTGGGACAAGTTTTGGAGATGGTAACGGTTCTTCAACATTCAATCTGCCAGACTTTCGTGGTGAATTTTTTCGCGGTTTTGATGATGGGCGAGGAATTGATGGCGGGAGACATTTAGGGGCGCTCCAGCAGGATAGTCTACGCGCTCATTCGCATAGTGTGGTTTTGGGTACTGATGAATCGGATGTCGGGCCGAAGTTTCGAGGGGCGGGGAATACCAGAACTACAGGGCATGCGACGAGTGAAAAATCAGGCGCTGGAGAGACTCGTCCCCGGAATATCGCTGTGAATTTTATTATAAAATATTAGGAATGTGCATGGAGATTTATCACTACAGCGAGGCAACACAGGAGCTTTTAGGCATTGGGCTGGCGGATGAAAATCCCCTTGAGCCGGGCGCATATTTGATTCCAGCTCATGCAACGACAAGCCCGCCACCCGTAAGCGGAAAGAATGAAGCGGCCGTATGGCGGGGCGATGCATGGGAAAAAGTCCCTGATTTTCGCGGCACGGCGTATTGGACCGAAGCTGGAGAAAAGAACATCTCTGAGCTTGGAGAAGCTCCGCCAGAAGGGGCAGCCCTAAGCCCTGCACCCGGTGAATTTTATGTGCTCCGGGGCGGGAAATGGGAAGAAGATGACGCACTAAAAACAGCGTTTTTTGCTGAGGCTGTTCGCCGCGAGCGTGACGCCCGGCTCCGGGCCTGCGATCCTCAGGCGCTTCCTGACTATCCACATGAAAGCGATGGCTCGGAACAGGCGTGGCTTGCGTATCGCCAAGCTTTGCGAGATTTGCCGTCGCTTCCTGGCTTCCCGTGGGGCGGCGTGTCTGACCCCGCGATACCGTGGCCCGAAAAACCAGAAACACCCGCAGCAAGCGAGGAATAAACGATATGCCCGAACAGTTTTTGCACGGCGTGGAGGTCGTGGAGCTGGACTCTGGACCCCGTCCAATTCAGACCGTGAAAAGCTCTGTTATTGGACTGGTTGGAACCGCTCCAGACGCTGACGCCAGCGCTTTTCCCGTGAATACACCAGTGCTCATTGCAGGCAACAGAACCGAAGCCGCGAAGCTCGATACGACCGGCAACGGCGAAGGTACGCTTCCGGCGGCCATTGATGGAATTTTTGACCAGACCGGCGCGGCCGTGGTCGTGATTCGCGTTGATGAGGGCGATACTGACGCGGTCACGCAGACCAATATGGTTGGCGGAACAGACGCGACCACAGGCCAATATACGGGCGTTCACGCGCTGCTTGGCGCAAAGTCTGCCCTTGGCCTCAGTCCTCGCATTTTAATCGCTCCGGGGCATACGCACCAGCGCGCTTCGGACCCAGACAGCGGCGTCGGCGGAAAACTGAAAAACCCCGTAGTGGCGGAGCTGGAAGGCATTGCGGACAAGCTCCGGGCCGTGGTGATTGTGGACGGCCCGAACACCACCGACGCCGAGGCGCAGGCAGCTATTTCTGACTTCGGCACCGCGCGCATTTACATGGTCGACCCGTGGGTGAAAGTCTTTCGTGGCGGGGCCTACGCGGATGAAGCGCCGTCCTCGCGCGTGGCAGGACTCATTGCCCGAATCGACAACGACAAGGGCTTTTGGTGGTCTCCGTCGAATCAGCAGATTTACGGCATTGCCGGGACTTCTCGCGGAGTGGATTTTGCCCTTGGCAGCAGCAACTGCCGCGCGAATCTTCTGAATGAAAAGAATATCGCCACGATTATCAACGAAGAGGGCTACAGGCTGTGGGGCAATCGCACGGCCTGCTCTGATAAAAAATGGGCGTTCCTGTCTGTGCGCCGCACGGCGGACATGATCAACGAAAGCATTCTCCGGGCGCATCTTTGGGCCGTGGATCGCAATATTAGCAAAAATTACATGGAGGCCGTGGTCGAGAGCGTGAACGCTTACCTGCGGCACCTCACGGCGATCGGGGCCGTTCTAGGCGGTTCGTGCTGGGCCGACCCGGAGCTGAACACCAAGGACCAAATCGCTAAGGGCAACGTGTTTTTCGACTTTGACTTTACGCCACCGGCTCCGGCCGAGCACGTGACGTTCCGTTCACATTTGGTGAACGATTACCTTGAGGAGGTCCTGAAATAATGGCTGCCAGCAAGCTTTTAAAGAATTTTGCGCTGTTCGTGGACGGGCGCGGATACGCCGGAGAATGCGAGGAACTCCAGCCCCCGGCGCTTTCGCTCACAACCGAGGATTTCCGCGCGGGCGGCATGGATACGTCAATCCCGATTGACATGGGCATGGAGAAGCTGGAGGCGTCTTTTGTGATGCCGATGCAGGACGCAGATTTGCTCGCAGCCTTTGGCGTCATTGAAAATAACGGGATTCAGATGACGGCTCGCGGCGAGCTGAAAAGTCTGGATGGTTCAAGCGAGGCCGTAACCCTGCAAATGCGCGGTACGGTGATCAAGATTGAGTCAAGCGCGTGGAAGTCCGGTGAGCTGGCGAAAAACACGTACACGCTGGGGCTGAATTACTACAAGCGCGAGCAGGGCGGAAAGGTCCTGCATGAGGTCGATGTCTTGAATATGAAACGAATTGTAAACGGTGTGGACCAGCTTGAAAAAGCCCGCGCCGCAATGGGAATTTAAGAATGAGCGTTGAAATTACTCTGAGCGAGTCGGTCACGGCAAAGGGCGTTGTTTACGAAGCGTTAACCATGCGCGAGCCGCGTGTCCGGGACTCGCTGAACGCGGACAAATTCAAAGGCTCTGACGGTGAAAAAGAGGTGCGCATGTTCGCCTCGCTTTGTGAGGTCCCGCCGGAAGTTTTTTATGACATGACGCTCCCGGATTTTAAGAAGGTGCAGGACGCGTTTTCCGGTTTTTTTTCCTAGGCGCAGACGCTGCCCGTGAGCTAGTGATGCAGCTCGCTTCGCTCACGGGCTGGACCCTTTCTGAATTCCTCGCGCTTGAGTGCTCCGAGCTTGTGGCGTGGGCAAAAGCAGTTCCTCAATGAAGAAAAATCTCTCCTCAGTCGTCAAGTTTAACGCGGTCGTTGGCAGCTCGTTTCGGGCTGCCTCGGCGACCGTTCGCGGCGATCTGTCGCACGTGAGCGAGGCCTACCGGACTATCAAAGGGCAGCAGGAAAAGCTGCACCGGTTCGCGGGCTTTGACATGAAGGGCCTCGCGCAGGCCCGCCGGGATATGAAAAACGCGGCAAAGGACCTTTCGCGGCTGGAGGCTGAACTTGCGGCCACGGCCAAACCTTCCAAGAAACTGACGCGGGAATTTGAGCGCGCTCAGCGGAAGGCGAAGCGCACGTCAAAGGCCTATCATTCGCAGAAAAACGAACTTTCCACGTTAAGCCGCCAGCTTAGGCGCGCGGGTGTGAACACGCGTGATCTTGAGGGCGAATTTGACCGCATGGGGCAGGAGGTCGCCAAGGCAGAGCGCAGGCTCAAAGCCATGAAAGGCGTGCTGGACGCGGATATTGGCGGAAGCTTTCGCAACGTGGCCGGTCAGGTTGGACGCCTCGGCGCTGCCGTTGGCGCGGGTGTCGGCGTCGTAGGCACCGCCGTGACCATGACAAACAAGCTTACCTCGGAACAAAGCGCGCTGGCGCAGGCTCTGGGCGTCTCGGCCAATGGTTTGGCCGCGTGGGGTGGCTTGGCGAAAGAAGCCGGTTTTGATGCGGATACGGTGGGCGATCTTTTTGAAGAGCTGAACAATAAGCTCGGCGAGTCAGCTGGACTTGGTGAAATTACGCCTGTGACTGAGTCTTTGCAGATTCTTGGACTCAGTTTTGAAGAGCTTCAGGGACTCAAGCCAGAACAGCAATTTGAACGCGTGGCCGAGGCCATTCAAAAGCTCGATGATCACGCGCAGGCCGTCTCAGCCGCCGATATTCTGATGGGCGGTGAGGCGAACAAGTTCTTTGGGTATCTGCGAAGCCGAAAGCAGGGCGTGGGCGAGCTGCTCGACCAGCAAAAGCAGCTGAATGTCCTGTCGGATGAAGGGCGCGAGGGCGCGAAGAAATACAACGTGGCTTTCGGGCGCTTCTCTACTGTTGTTTCGTCGACCACGCAGGAAGTTTTCGGGCTGATCGGCGGGGCGCTGGCTCCGATCGTGGAGAAATGGGGACCAAAGCTCGCGGACTGGGTGCGGGAAAATCGCGGCGAATTCGTGAAGCTGGGGCAGAGCGTCGAGCGCGCTGTGCCGGTGATTTTGTCCTTTGGCCGGGGCTTGTTCAAGGTCATAAGCTTCGTTGGAAGCGCCATGAACGGGCTGGCGTCGATCTTTGGCGGTTTTGAGAACTTAGCCATTGCGGTTGGTGTGGCGCTCACGGCGAAAACCGCTGTAGGGCTGTTCTCGTTTGGACAGTCGCTTTTTGCCGCAGGGCAGGCGATTGCGCCCTTGGCGTCGGCGGCGATTCCTGGACTCATTGCCGGAATTAAGGCCGTGGGCTTTGCAATGATGAGCACGCCTCTCGGCTGGATTATTGGCGGCGTAGCGGCGCTCTGTGCTGGCGTCTGGCGGCTTGTTTCCGTCTGGGACAGGCTGAAAAAAGCGTTCTCCACGGGCGGCGTCTGGGGCGCTGTGAAAACCTTTTTTGGCTTTGGCGATGATGAGGAGGAGCCGAAAAAGGCGGTTCCGGGCGCGGCCATGCAAAGCGCTCCAAAGCCGATGGGACAAGGCTTTTCAGTGGCTCCCGTGACGCGGGCAAGCTCGCCTTCTGCGCAGGCTGCAACGGTAGCTTTGCCCATGCCGACCGCGTCGAAAAGCCAGAGCGTGCAAGTGGATGTGGGCGGGATTACGGTTCACGCTGCGCCGGGGCAGGACCCGGAAGCCATTGCCGACAAGGTGCTGGAAAAATTTCAAGCCCTGCAAAGGGATGCCCAGAATCGGGCGCTCTACGATTACGCATGATTATGATGAAAATAGGCGACTATGCCTTTTCGGTGAATAGTGCCGCGTACCAGAGTTTTGAACGCAGTACGGCCTACGCGTGGGCCGCGCAGGAGCGAATGGGACGCGAGGCTGCATTACAATTTGTAGGTGTGGGCGAGGACTCGATTACGCTTACAGGCGTGGTTTTCTCTGGAGGCCCGGCACAGGCCGAAAAAATGCGGCAGGAAGCCGCGCAGGGCAAACCATTACTTTTTGTAGATGGTACCGGGAAAATTCACGGGCTGTGGGTGATTGTGTCCGTGGGCGAGACCGGTAGCGTGTTCTTTGCGGACGGCGTGGCGCGCAAAACGGAGTTCACTTTGAAGCTGAGGTATTACGGGGAGACCTGATGCAATATCGAACAAAGACGGGCGATATGCTCGATGCGGTGTGTTTTGATTTTTATGGCCGCACTGCGGGAGTTGTGGAGAAGGTTCTTGAAGCCAACCCACGGCTTTCGGAGTGCGGCCCTGTTTTTAAGGCGGGTGTGTTGATTGAGCTGCCAGAGCTTCCGGACCCGGAACCAAGCGAAGGGGTGAGCTTGTGGGATTAGAAAAGTACGCGCCCGCGTTCCGCATTGTGGCGGACGGGGATGACATTACGGCCGTGATTCGAGAGCGGCTAATTTCGCTGAGCCTGACCGACGAGGCTGGGATGCAGGCGGACAGTTTGACCGTGGAGCTAGACGACTCCGCGCCGCAGATCCGGTTGCCGCGAACCGGGGCAGAGTTGCGCGTGTGGCTGGGCTACGGCGAGCAGGTGGAGTTTATGGGGCTTTACGTCGTGGACGGCGTGACGCTCTCCGGGCCGCCAGAAAAAATGGTGCTCAAGGCGTCAGGAGCGCCGTTTGAACAGAGCCGGGCATATAGTCAGCTTCAAGACCAGAAAACGCGTTCTTGGGTTCCGGGCGAGCTGCAGGAGCTGGTGGAGTCTGTGGCTGCAAAGCACGGATTGAAGCCTGCAATCGGAAAGGACCTGAAAAGCCTTGCGCTGCCGCACTTGGATCAGATCGCGGAAAGCGACATGAACCTGCTCACGCGCGTGGCGGATAGTGTGGGGGCGGTGGCAAAGGCCAATGGCGGGAGTCTTGTGTTTGTAAAGCGAGGCGAGGGAAAAACAGCCTCAGGCCGGGCACTGCCAGAGATTGAAGTCACGCCGCAGGACGTCACGAGCTGGCGTGTGAACATCACGGAACGGGTGAACTTCCGCAAGGTGAGCGCAGGCTGGCGAGATGTGGAGACGGCGCGGGACGTGCTAGAAAGCGTAGGTGAGGGCAGCCCGGAGTTTCGAATCCGGCACAGCTTTTCAAATAAAGAAGCCGCGCGAAAGGCTGCCGAAGCAAAACTCGACGCCTTCCAACGCGGCAAAAGGACTTTGTCTGTTACGCTGCCCGGTGATCCGAAGCTCCGCGCAGAGGCGAAACTGAACCTTATGGGCTTTCGTCCCGGCGTGAGCGGAATGTGGAGTCTCTCCAAGGTCACGCACAGCCTCACAAGGCAGGGCTATGTGGTGAGCGGAGAGGGTTAA